GGCAGTAGTAATGCGCATTCCGATTTCTTCTGCTATTTTGCGATGTTCTGCACCACAAAATCCGTCTTCGGGTCTGATACTGAATAGGATATCATCTCCATAAACTTTGATTGCACACATTTCCAAGAAATCAGTCAAGTATCGTACGTTTCCATTCCGTTTGTGATATAACTTGTAACTGTAAAGCATCAATAATTCATGTATAACACAATTTATCTCTGCTGTCACAGCACACCCAGAACACTGTCCTCCGGTCTTCAGCACTAATCTGTCTCCCATAATCAAATAGGTATAACAGAGTTCATGCATCAGAACACATCGAACTTTGTGTTCAGGTGAATCAAGAGAATCACCGTAAAATTCACTAACGATCTCGGCATACCGTCCAAAGAATTCTGGATGAAGTGACTGGTCCCAATTGGTATAGTCAAAATCTTCCCATTGAGTCGATTTTTCATTCAGAGTTCTGAAAATAGTATTCCAAGATCCAAGCGGATCTATTCCGACACTTGATGCGATTCCTGGTTGGGCTGCTTTTTGATGTTGAGCAGCTACGAATGCACCAAAATATTTTCTTGTCAATAAGTTGTAATCCATGGGCAAGCATATAAATACTCGCGTCTTTCCTTGTCTGATCTTTTCCATCTTTCGCTTTTCATCCTTCAAGCACATATAGCCGAAGCTATCGTGCAAGCGCTGTCCCTTTCGGGCCGCTTCTTCACGAAGTTCAAATCGAGAGCGAATCTCAGATTTCATGGTGTACAACTTCCGTCCTGTTCCAACTTCTTCATGTTCTTCAAACCATTCAAACTTTCCTTGCATGTGTGGCAGCTTACGCTGTTTTACAAAGGGGTATCCGGGTGAAGTATGCATATCAACTTCCTTTAGAACACCTGGGATTCCATTAACAGTTTCATTTTCTGTTAACAACCGAGGTGCAATATTGTTGGCTGAATATGCAGAAGCTAAATAAACGGACAGCTCACTGGTTGCTTCATTCAGAACCTCCGTGTCTACTGCTCCATAATGGTGGTCAAATCCTTGCACATTATGTGCTAACAAATTTTCCACTGGAGTTTCTAGTCGAGGGTCTGTTTTCCGCAACACAGCAGGCTGCATTTTAGAAGTTTCTGGGTTGTAAATTAAAGATTTTATTAGTTTTGTTTTTCCGGGGGGGGCCATTGCTTTAGTTTTGGGAACTGTTCCAACATAAATCAAGGATTCTTTTCCAATACATTCTGGGACTCGATCGTCGCACTCAACTCCAAGCGATGCAATAACATCGTCTACCTTGGGAGTAGTTACTTCTTTCGAGACCTTCAAACGATCGCAAGCAATCTCAAGATCTTCTCGGCAAACTGGTTCAAACCAGGTTTCATTACCATTCCTGCTAATCGCACATTGCATTCCAATTATCTTTTTCTGCATTGCGCGACTTTCAGCAATCATAAGGGAACCTGAATCTCCCAATTGTCCTCGAAGATGAGAGTGCCATGCCAATCCCATTGAAAAGGTCCTTTCTTTAGTGCTGTAAATAGCTCCTTCCTCATAAAGCGAGGCTATCATTCCTGTAGGACTTTCAACAACAACGTAACTTGCAGTTTCTCGGGGGGGGGCTTTCAAAAGTCGAAATCTTATTGAATTGGGTAAGTCATCATTTGCCTGTGGAAAGTGTTCCAAAATGCACCGAGCTTCGGGCATTGTGGCAACACAATTATAGACAGCTAAATCCTTGCCTGGTAATTCAACAAGTCGGTTCTCATCAAAGTATTCTGATACAACTTTAATTGCACCATTCATATTGACGAGGAAAAATATTTCCGGTTCTTCCTGTTGGGCCTTCCTAGCTTCTCTCAATGAAGAGAAAAAGTGAGCATTAGTCAAAATAGCTCGTCCTCGAATTCGCACAGCATTCTGAGAGTATCTTACGTTACCTACTTGGTAACCAATCTTGCACACCGTTGCTTTATCAATC